CGTGTTGTCCCCGGCCCCGCTCGCAGTGAAGTACCACTGGTTTTTTTCGGACAGTGAGAGCTCAAGGCTATACGCATCCGCCTCTTCAAAGTCGAGGCACCCCTCGTTGACACCGGCAGGCTTGGCGGCTGTTGCGAAGTGGTAGTCGACCCTGGATGCAGCAGCCGAGCCCTGGTCGAAGCTAAAAGAAAACTCCTCCAGGGTCAGGCGCGGGACACTTTTCTCAACCTTAAAGCGGGGAGGGTCTCCAACCGACCCTATGGTGCTGAAGTGCTCCTGAGAAGGAGGGAGTGTGAACGGGATAGCGTAATGATTGTTCCTGGTAACGTGCCCGGTGGCTGATTGCCCGATTGCCAGAAACCTCGAGTCCAAGGCGGGTATATGGAAATTAAGCCTAAATACCCCCGTCATCGCCTTCGGCGTCTGGTCTACCGTAACGGTCGCTGCGTTTATCTCAGATGCCACGTCACTCAAGACACCATGGACGTGCTCCTGCTTCAGCTTGGTGCCGCGTGTTAGCTTTGGCCTCGTTACCTTGCTCATCCGACCCTCTCAAGGACGTGCATCGTCAAGCTCATGGGGTTCCAAAACGCCATGTGCGTCAGTTCGTCACCGTCGTCACCGTCGAATGGAAGGCTTCCCGGTATGACAACAGTAAGCCTGACTCGCGAGTTGGCTGCTACAGGGATGTTTACCTCATCGATGGATGCGATTCCATCGGGGCGACCAAATGGGACAGTCGCCCCGCTGCCTATGACCGCAGGAAGCATGTCGCTGAATGATGGGCCAAACACTTCGGTTGCGTGGTAGTTAAATGGGAGTGCATCGAACGGGTACTCCGACCGGATGTATTCTTGCGTATCGAGTTGCTTGTCCTCTGTGCTGTTTGGATCGGCCACATCGAGCAAGATTGAGCCATAGTTGCTCACAGAACTGTAGGTGTACTGGTAAGGCCTCTTCGTTCCCAGGAGCGAGTCGGTGCCGTCCGCTCGCATGATCATCGATATCTGGGTGATGATCGAAGGCTCCGTGAAGAAGAACGTAGTCGACCAGCCCCTGCGCCACCTCCACCTGTTCTTGCTGGACGAAACGTATGGCGTAAGAAGCGCCTCGTCGTAAGCTGTCGGTATGACCGATCCACCTCGCGAGTTCTCATAACCCTTAAGCCTGTAGAGGTTCTGTACGTTGTCGGGCGTCGTTGTCGCTGCGTCGTTTGACGCCAGGGTGACCTGCCCCTCCGGGGTAGACGCAGCATTCTTCACTGCCATCCACGGGTAGTGATGCTTGAAGTCGTACATGTCCTCCGGGTCATCTGAGCTGTAAGGGAACGTTCTCCCTTTCGGCTGCCAACCCGCATGAAAAACTGTCTGCACCCACTGGGTGTCTATGTCACCATGCTCTAGCGCGTTGAACCGCGTCTCAACGTCTTCCATGCAGCCGTCAAGGCGGGAGCCATCAACTGTGGTGGAGGACGCAAACTGGTGTTTGGTGATCTTCCTGGGGTTCTTTGTGTAAGCCAAGTCTTCACCTCACGCGCTAATGTTGCCCTGTCCAGCGCTTGTCACGGTGGCGTATGCCAGTCCAGTCAGACTTATGCATCCTGCAAGCTGCACGTTTGCTGCGACACCCGCGTTCGAAACAATAACGCCCCCGGTGTTGGGATACTTTCCTCCACGGAACACACACCCCAGAAACACAGCATAGGTCCCAGCCTCGACGCTGACCCATACAGGCAACTTCGGCTGCCCAGTGCGCTCGAACATGCAAGACCTGAAGATAACAGTGTTTGCGGGTGATGAGCTCAACGCCTTTACTACAGCCAGTGGGTTGCTTGGTCCTTTGAAGTGAATGCCTTCAATGACTGCCCTGTTGGAAACGATAAGCTGCCTGTCGCATAAGGACCCAGCCCCGACCGCTTTGATGTGCGTCCACTCCGCGCTAACCTCAGGAAAGCCGTGGGTTCCAGGGGTTGGGTTTATGTAGTCGGAGTTGCCGCCCTGTGGCTTCGCCAGCGCTCCCGGCGTTGACAGTCGGAGCTGGTTGATAAGATCGATGGTGTCGGTTCGAACGAGTTGGTTCGATACATCTCTCTTCGTTCCACCTATATCGTGGATCTCTTTCTGGAGAAAGGTCGCCACTACCTACCCGTCCTTCTTCTTGAGCCAGAGGACCTGATGGTTGCTTTGGCGTTCTCTATACGAACCGCCTGAGCTCGGTTCTGGATGTGACCAAAGAGCATGTAGGAGAAAGAGAAGCCCTTCACACTATCGCTAGTAGCTATAGTGCTGACTGCCTGGTCATCTATAAGGTAGGTCCCTGCGCTTGCTGTTCCGTTGGCTCCGTAGGTAACGCCCGCCTGATCGAACACCTTGTCAACCATGTCACCAGCAGTGTCTCGCACCCTTGTGCGGATGGTGTTCTTCGATCGATCTACAAACAAAGACACCGCATTCACGTTGTCTACACCAGTGTAGTCGACGACCTGGGACACCCAGCCCTTTTCGTCGCACCCAAGAAGGGTGTTGAAAAGGCCAAACAGGAAGTTGGGGGTAAGGTTTGAGTTGGCATCACCTGGCCCCCTCGAGGACAATCGAACATAGAGCCCCCTGGCCTTAAGCATCGTTTGTCCGTTGAGGTTTACCTGCTTAGTCTTGTAGGCCCAGTCCACCGGCATCGCCACGTTGTTAGAGTTGCGAGACTGGGTGGTTCCGATGAAGTACTCTTTCCACACCCATGGATCCAGAGCCTTGAGTCCTGTGGGTGACGTTACCGTACACCCGGATATAGTCGTTACGAGTTCGCTCAGTGAGTCCGTCTTCGACGCCTCTCTAAGCCGCATTGGCACGTACAGCATCACCGACTCGACACCTGGGGTGAGGTAGATGTAGCGGCCCGATGGGTCTTCAGTCCTATTGAACCGTATCTGTATGCCAGCAACGCCTCCGTTTATGACCTTGGCAGTCGCATTCCCGGCACCTGGGTTGTATCCCGGCTTCGTCACGATCCGCTCGGACGGCACAAAGAAGTCGATGTCGCTGTTGTTCGCGTACATCACCGGCTCCCAAGCGTTCTGGTCGTAGAAGACCTCGGCATCCCACGCCTGCACCTTAACGTAGTTAATGTCGGTAACGAGAATGGACACCGGAACCCAGTATATAATGTCCTCGGGGCGCACCACCGTGTAGGTTGTCGTGCCGATAGTCCAGCTACCGTTAGGAAACGCATACCCGGTTGGCACTCGCTCGAACTCCCGCACCTTGCAGTGGTTGGGGCTTCTCCCGCCGCTTGGCGTGTACTGGAAATACCCTGAGGGCTTTCTCATGTCCTCGTCTGTGGACACGCTTCTGTCGAGAGAGCCGCCCTTCCCGTATTCGAGGAGGTAGTAGCTCGACACAGGAAGATCGTTGTCTACCGCAGCGCCGCCGGGGAACTTCGCCCCATCAGACAAGGTCTGGTTGTCGAGGGACCCGACCATCACGAGCCGGTCATCGGAAGAGACGAGCCATGCATTGGTGATTGTCTGGGTTGCGATCACCAGGTCTGCCGTGTTCGTTGCCTGGGTCTCCGTTGTCCAGAGTGACCACTTGTTTCCCGCATAGCAGAATATGGCCTCCGACTCAGGATACACCGCAAAGAGAGATTCGAGCTCCGCGTTGTAGCATAGGTGTACGTTGCCTTTTGCGACAACGAACTGCGTCTGTGGCTGCTCGTTTGCCGTGTTGGAGAAACCGGGGTTAGTGCTCGTCGTGTAGTAGCTCGTAAGAGGGGAGGAGAAAAAGCCGTTGAAGAAGCTGTCGATACCGTCGCTTATCTTGGTGACAATCAGGTTTCCTGTTGTGGCGTAGACGCCATTCCTGTCCGACCAGACGAGGTTTCCGTCAGCTATTGTTATGGCGTTTGGACCAAAGCAGCCCACATTCTCGTCCACCTTTGACACCTGACCACCGCCGTATATGGCTCCCCCCGCAGACCGAAACATGAACGTCTCATCTTCTGTGAAGATCATGAGGTGCCCGTAGTGCTGCTCGATAGCGGTTATGGGCGTGGCGCTCGGGACATTGACCTGGTTGATACCAATGAAGAATCCAGCGCTGTTTGGGTCTGAGAAGTACAGGGTGCGGTCGGCGGCAACCACAAGACGATCGTCAATGACGGCCACGTCTACGGGATCGCCCGGAAACGTTGCCTTGTTCAAGTAGGCATACGCCGCCTCAAACACAGGATTTGGGGTGGGGACCAGGGGCCTGACAAAAGAGCGCTCGGCGTATGGCTTGCTGGCGAAGATCGTGATGTCATACTCAAGGTATCTGCGCTCGGTCTTCCCAATAATGATGGGCCTGTAAATAAACACCCCAACAGTCGGGCTGCCAAAGTACAACTCGCCACGCCATTCATGGAAGAAGAACGTTTCGTTGGAGAGGCCGAGTTTGAAAGCGGTTCTGTCATTCGACATGCTCGTGTCGTACTGACCATGCCAGTAGGACGGAGGGGAGCCGCTATAGTTCGTCGTGATCGTGGAACCCCACTGGTTCTGAGACGTGGCATCCTCAGTGCCAAAGCCAACCGACTCGGCAGTGTGGGTGTAGAGAGGTTCCTCCCAATGGTCCCCGGTTGTGAGGTCGTCGATCTCAACGACAATGATGTAGTCCGCATAGGAGTTCGTCATGTCGTCGTTTGTTAGAGCGTTACCAGTCCTCGCCAGTGCCGAAAATATCGATAAGCACTGAGTGTGACCGAATTCCGTCTCCAACATGTACGACCCTAGATGCTTCCTCATCCCCGCCTGAGGGCGGTTCGCAAGGCCCGTCGCACTGAGTGTCGGTAGGCCGAATGTCGTAGTGCGCTGGGAGAGCTGCCCAAAGCCTTTTCTCACTTCCCATGCGTTCCTCCTGTAGAGCATGTTGAGCGCAAACGAACCTTTAGACGGGCTGTCCTGCTCAATGCCCTCCTCCAGAACGTTGATCTCGGTGGATGGTACAGCCATTTAGTTGTCCAGGTATGACGATAGCGTTTCGGATACGTATTGAGGCCCACCAAACACTCGACGGCTGAGGTACTCAGAAAGAGCAAACTCTCTCGCTCGGAGCTGCAACACTAGCGGAGCGTTCTGGGCATTGTCTCGGATGGCATACTGGGCGTAGGCATAGAGGGCGATCATGTCGTGGAACATGGTGAGGTCGTCCACATAGGTGGTCGCTGCTGGGTTGGACCAGAGTGTTGACGGCTGCTCAGGCGTGTACCGTATGCGAAGGGTGCCGGTGAGGTTGCTGTCGAGCTTAATGACCGACCCTCTCAGGAAGTATGCACCAGCCGCTTCATCTAGCGCCGACAGGGAGGTGACCGGCTGGTAGATGGTTCCAATTCCTGCGACGCCTCCGGTGACGTTGGACAGGCTTTGGATCTGCATAAGCCGATTGTAGCCTACGGTTATCGTAGCCCCAAGCAGGGAGATGGTGCCACCATCAAGGTCGTACTCATCGGTGCTGGAAAAGACTAGGTCTGCCTTCTCGACGTATATGGAGGGATCGATCGCTGAAACGAAGGACCTGAACTGGTTGTATCCCTGAACGAGATACGTCGAAACATCGGACGCGGTAAGGAAGGTTGTGTCTGGCTCGTCGGTGTACGATCTAAAAAGTGCTGCAATCTCACTTACATTCACTAGTAACCTCCCCCAACCGGACTGATCAGAGCCTCATCACGCTGACGTGACCTTGTGACAACGTCTTCTCCCACTCGCTTCTGGACCGTCATGTCCGCCTGCTCTTCAATGAGCTGCCTCTGGGCTGCTGGACTGTCGACGCCCACAATGGACTGAAGCCGACCGGCGGGATCGGCTCCGGGCAGCATGGGTCGTGGCCACACCTTACGCTTGGCGAGTGCCTCGGCGTATGCCTCGGGCCCCTGGCTGTCTGTGGTCAGGGCTGTGAAGATCTCAGCAATGTAGTTCTGTCTTTCCTCGGTGAGAGCGTAGTAGTCAGGCGTTCTCATGAAGTCGCCAAACACCTTGATGAAGAGCTTGATATCATCGCTTGAGAATATCTCTACCTCGTCGCCGGAAATGGCCCAACCGAGAGTGTCTCGTGCGTGAGCCATGGACATGATCTTCTCGCTCAGGAATGCGTTACCCGTCCTGAAGCTGATCTCTTGAAGGGCCTGGTCTTTCTCGATAAGTCCGAGCTCAAGCAGTTGGAGGACCTTGGCGTCTCGATCTAGCGCTTCATTTCTGAACAGGCTGCCAGCCTCAATGAAGACTTCTGGGTCGTCAACGATTGTGGTTGCGTCTA